AGAATCAAATTTTAATATAAATTCCAGAAACAAGACTTCTGGTGCTTATGGGTTATTTCAATTTATGAATATTGAAAAAAATAAAACGCTGAGTATACAAGAACAGGTTGCTAGATATGATCGCTACCTCACAAAAAGATATAAATCTGATGCTTGTCTTGCATACAAACATGCCTTAGAAAAAGGTTGGTATTAAAAATACCCCCCAATTAAGGAGGGTACTTCTTTTTCACGAGGCAGTGTGAAAATTTAGAATGGAGTTTCTTGTTCTGTTATTGTTAGAGGAGTAACAAAGTGTCCTCTTGGCGAATTTGTAATAAAATCACTATCCCAATATGGAGAACCACCAACAGTTGATTGAGTTAATTTATTATCTAATTTTATTGTTGTCCAATTAACACCATCAATACTTCCATACCAATTTACATAAGCATTATTTGAAGTAGTTGGAGAACTGCCAGCATTTCCATGAAGTATTCCAAGTGTCCATATATCATCTCTTACTCTTCCTAAATCAAGAATTAAATCAACATTAAGTGCACCTGATCCTGAAGGGGCAAATAAATTTAAAACACTAGAAGTATCTGGTAATGAATCATTATAAGGATTATAATTTGTTAATTGATATCCGCCTGTCCAATTTGTAGAATTAATTTCTAATAAGCAAGACCCATTATTTACATTTGAATACACATATGCTGCTGGTTGATTAGCAGGGGCATTAATATTTGCTGTTGAACTTGAAACAACGTCATGATATTGATCTCTACCAGCATAAGCAAATAGTCCACCAACATAAACTTGACTACCTCCTGCGATTCTATTAATATTTGCTTTTACGTATCGCATTGGAATTGTTGGATAGTAAGGAAAAGTTTGATATTGTGCAGGATAGTTAAATGGCAATGATTTGCTTCCAACCATATTGCATACAGCATTTGTTACAAACCCACCATTTGTTGATCCAGGAGTTATTGTTCCCCATAAAAAGAAATTTACATTGTCTGTACTTGCCCAAACTTTTATTGGACCATATGATTGTCCGCTACCTGGGCTAGGAAGATCTAATATTGCTTGACAAGCATCTAATGTTGTGTATCCTGCACCTAAATCATAATTTATTTCTGCATATGTATAGTATGTACTAGTATTGCCAGAAACACCAGTAAGGCCTTCTAAATATAGCCAGTTGGTTGAATTATTATTATCAGTTAAATAATATTGAGCAGCAGGTAAATAAAAGATATTTCCACTAGTACTACTTACAACGCTATCTCTTAAATTTGTATAATAAGTTTTAATATTAGTTATTGCTTTATTTAATAATCTATTGGTTCCACCTGTACCGCCAGAATAAACTTTAAGTTGTTTAACTCTATTTGGTACTAATGTAGTAGATACTTGTGGTAAATAATCCCAAACAAACTTAAGATATCTAATGTTGACTGTACCGCCTACTGTAACTGTAATTGGTGTAGTAACCGTTACCGTTCCATAACTATTAGTAGCCTGTAATGTGACTGTATAGTTACCTGAGTTATAGTAATTATGTGATGCTGTTTGTCCACCGCTACTAGTTCCATCTCCCCAACCCCAATACCAAGTATCTGCGCCTTCACCAGTTGCAGAAAAATTATAAATACCTAATGCATCAATTGAATAACTTACAGTTACTCCAGTAGCAACCGCACCAGCAACTGTAATAGTTTTTACTGGACTAGTCTTTGTCCATCCATAAATGTTTGTAACAGTTACTGTTATATTTTTTGTTCCAGCAATATCATAATCAATGTTTGTTGGATTTGCTAATGTTGATGTTTGTCCTTCGCCTAAATTCCATAAATATGATGTGATTGTTTCATCTGTATCTACAGAAAATGACCAATCTGTATTTGTATCTCCACTTTCTGGGGTTGCAATAACTGTGACTGGTCCCATTGAAGTTTCAACATAGTTCCAATTTCTTAATATATAAGTAATGCGCCAATCTGATTCTGTAATGTCATGATTAATTCCAATTACAGAATACTTGCGATTAATTGATATTTCATCGCTTAATTCATGATTTATATTTATATTATCTAATATATCAACATTTCTTGCTGCAGATGAATTTTTAGTAGCATCCCAGGTAATTTGTGAAATATCTCTTTGTGGATAAGACATCTCTTGAAATATTTTATTTTTTTGTTCCTCTATATATGTAGCGTTTGATAAAAAATTAACAGTTTTTGTTGATGGTCCCCATAATTCAACTGAGTCTTCATTCTTATAACTTGCTGAATAATTTGATGTTGTAAAAGTAGTATTGGATGGATAATTCCAAACACCCCAACTGTTTGCAAAAGATAAGTTATTAATAATATTTTCAAATCCATCATTTAATTTAATGTCTAAATAATTAGTACCAGATCCATCATATTCAAAATAAATATGTGTTGGTCTTGCATTATTTGGATGATTTGCATTATCATAAGGTAATTCGTAATAATAAATATCGTTAGCGGCATTTGCATAAACAAAACCTAAATCAGTTGCTGCCCTTGTTGATAATGCAGCCCATGCAGTGGTACCAACATTTATTGAACCTATTACATAATTGTTTCCACTTGAAAGTTTAACTGGACAATTAAAACCTGAAATACCTAAAGTTGGATCGTTTGCATAAAAATTTAAATCTTGTAATAAATTATCTGTTATCCAATTATCTGGTCTAGTTTTTATAAATTCAGTATTTAATATATGTTTTTGCATTGTTCCAATCATGTCAATACAATTTATTGTTATGGTTGGATCTTCTCCTTTTGGACGATATTGAACATCAACCCCATCAATTGTTCCAGTAAAAATAGTTACTAGGTCTGCTGTAACTTTTACCTTACTTCCAAACCTTACATTTTCATTTAAATATGGATCAAGTTGATCATTTCTACTTACTAATCTTAATTGTCCAACATCTGGTTGAGTAAATGGACCTTGATAATTTTGAGCACCTCTAGTAATGTCAATCTTTAATATGCCGTTACTATATTCAACCCAATTTGTATTGTCGTATATCCAAAACTTAATTATTTCTTGTGCTTTCATAAACTGATTCTTCCATATTTACCAAGAGCATTCTTTACTTCTCTCCCCAGCGCATATGGATCAGTACCTAACCCAGCATTAATTGTTATATTAAGTGGTGCTGTTGCTGCTGCGCCACCAACATTAATTGTTGGCATAGTAATTCCTGGAGATCCCGCTGATCCCATACCAATATAAAGACCTTTAGTAATATTTTGACCTATCTCCATCATAACTTTAGATGGTGATGCAACGCCAAGAAGTTTTCTAATTGCATATGGAATGTTTGCATTTACCCAATTAGCAAGAATTATTTTAAACCAACTAGTCATTCCCAGTAAACCATTTGCAATACCTTGAGGAATAGCCCTACCAATATCAGCAGTTGCTGAAAGAATTTTATCTTTATAGCCAACTAACATATAATAAAAGTCATCAAATGGACTAAATAAAATAGATGATAAAGATGGTCTTGAAATTTCAATGGTATTTTTTATTGCAGCCCATATTTCTTTTATTTTTTGAACAACATCGTCTTTATGTTTAATTAAAAATAAAGCAAAGGCTCCAAATGGTCCAGTCAAAACTGCAAGAATTAAAGGCCAATTATTTTTAATCCAATCAATAATATTGCCAAAAATGCTTTTAATATTTTCATACATATTGCCAAACCATCCTGCAACTGCACCAGCAACCTCTTTGGCTTTTGCTGAAATTGTATCCCAGTTTTGAACTAATAAAACTATAAGTGCTATTACTGCTAAAATTGGAATAGCCTTAAGTGCAACGCTAAGTATTCCTGTACTTATTGCAGCACCTTCAGAAACAATCCCAAGGGTAATTAAAGCAGTTTTTGCACTTGCAAAGAATGCTAGGAGGGGGCCACCAATACCAACAATTGCTGCTAATCCTAGTTGTACATTCTTAAGCAATTCTGGTTGCTTATCCCAAAGATCAATTACTTTAACTAAAATGTCTACAAGTTTTTCTACAACAGGAAGAACCTTTGTTCCTATTTGTTCTTTCAAATCTCCCATGGCAACACTAAATTTTTGTGATGAAGTTACATTTTTTTCAGCAGCATCTCCATATTTTTTCTGTCCTTCTTCAATTAATAAATTTAATGCACCTTGTGCGTCCCCTGCTTTAAATGATGCTTCTGCTTGTTTATAAATTGCTTCGCTTAATCCTGGAATCATTTTCTCAAGATCAGACGCTTTTAGTTCTCCATCTGCCATACCTTTAGCAAACTTTGTAGTCCATGATTCAATGTCAACACCAGTTAATGCTGAAACGTCATAACCAAGATTAACTAATTCAGCAGATAATTTCTTTGCTGATGCTGGAAGATATGTTCCAAGTCTTGTTGATAGTTTAATTAAATCATCATTGTCAACACCCAATGCTTTACCAAATTTATCTGCATCTTCAGTAATTTTCTTTAATGCAGCAGAACCTTTGCCAAATGCAGTCACAGCATTGTTCATTGCTACTCTTGCGTCTTTTGCCTCGTCTATACCTTGCTTTAAAAATGAAATGCCTTCTTTAAGAATAAAGGCGGAAGCAGCAGCGGTGGCAGCCTTAGTAATACCAGTTAATGACTTATTTAATCCACCAATTTGATTGTTTGCTTCATCAAGCCCCTGAGTAAGTTTTCTGGTTTCTGCAACAATATCAATTGTAATCTGTTGAGCCATTACTTCCTCCTGTTAAGTTCTTCAATCATTGCGCCATATTCTTCAAAGGTTAACTGCCAGAAATCCTTTGGTGCCAATCCTGTTGCAACACAGAATTGAGCCATAGCACTTAGACTGAAGTATCCTCTTTTGGGACTGCTAAATCCGTTCCAGATAAGTCAGACAACTCTTTAATTGTCATTACTTCTGCTTCTTCTATTGTAAGCCCCGTGTTATTTCTCTTTGCCATCATATATTGCATAGCAAATGCAAGTTTTGCTTTTGATTTTGTGTCTTGCCATTCATCCATAGGTGTGTCAAGATATTGTTCAATTTCTGCTAACTCTGCCCATTTTAATACTGATAGTAGATCTGATGTTTCCATTTACTGCCTCCTAGTTTAAGTTGTATTTCTTTACTGCTGCCTCTATAGAATCATTATATTTTTGAATAATGTATCCTATGTTGTTATATACCGCTGGTCTTAAATAAGGTTTTGCTGCAATATTTCTTTGCGCCCAACCATATTCTTGAACACCAGCATATGGAACTGATGAACTTCCTGCCAAGATTTGAGCCTTCTTTTCAGAAGGATTACCTTGAACAGATGATGCCAAAGCACCAGTTAGTCTTGGTGCTAAAGCAGAGGCCTTTTGTGCTAGAGTTGAACTTAATTCTTTATTAAGATCTAAGTTATTCTCTAGTGCATTTCCAAGTTTGTTTAATGAACTTTTAACTTCATCAAGCCCTCGAATGCTTACACTAATTGCTTCTGCCATAGCGACTTATTTAGAACGATTCTACTCTTGCTGGCTTACCATCAAGAATAAAATTAAGATCATAGACGAAATATTCGCCTGCTGCTCCACCTAGTGCTGGAATTGTCTCTG